TGAAGTAATATCAGAAATTGCCAAGAAATTAGCAAATATGTCCGAACAAAGCTATAAAATTCAGAATATATCCCTTTTTGAAAAAGAGATTAAAGGCCTACAAGAGAAACAACCCTATCTTTTAAGCTGGTTTGCTCTATATTGTCAGGCGTGCAATGAACAAGGGATGCCTGCACAGGATATTGTAGCAATGGAGGTAGTTTTTATTGCCATTCTGAAAGCATTATATGCCCAAGACGAAGTAAACGAGCTTGATAAATTATTTGGGGATGATAAAAAATGAAAGGCATTCCAAAGGAAAGAAGTAACGATTTGTGTCCTATCTGCTCAAAAAAACTCTTGAGAACCAACTGGGGCAAAGTTGATTTCACCAATCCAAAATCAGATGATTTATGGCGTTATTGTTGCACCAGTAAAGTTGATACATCCTTCGGCATGAGATTGTGCTATTTTAACACGCCAGTAGTACAGTTGCCGATTGGATATAAAGGAAAGATAAACTGGTCTGAAATAAAAAGCCTCACCGACAACATTCACCCTGTTATCAAGAATGCCATCGATAAGGCTATTAAAAAAAATAAATTTGTAAATTAGAATCTGTCTTTTATATATCTTCCAACAAAATATAAAGCAGCCCCCACCAAAATCCCTCCTACGACCAAAGGATTCTGACGAATGATTGCTAAAACCGAAATCAAACCTAAACCACAACCACTTGCCTGACAAATTAAACCAATAGTTCTGTTATCCATAATATCCCTCCTTTACAGTATTCCTAATTTTTTCAAATCTTGTGTCATTAAAATTTCCATCTGTAATACAAAATCATCCTATTATCACCTTTATATCCCTTGCCTGCTCCAAGACCTATATTTGAATTATCTGTTATTTTATAAGATGTGCCTAAATAGATGCCTCGATTGGTCAAAAATGCCTCAAATTCCATTTTCCAATACCTCAAAAATGATATGCCCGCCCCACCTTCAAAAGCAATACCTTCTAATCCAAAACCTGTTCCCATAATACCAATCGGCTTTAACTGAAATCCCACTGGGGCAAGTTTCTTCTTTAATCCTGGAATATCTTTAACTGTTAATTGCCTCAAAATATTTCCATCTTTATCTCTAAAATAAACAGAACCATCTTTAGCAATATAAACATGGTCCCCTTCTTTATTAACTTCCAAAATAGCTTCTTTACCATAACCAATATCGATCTTTACAGGTTTGCTTCCTCTTCCTTGGACATAAAAATAACTCGCTACAAAACCAAGTATAACAGCATAAGTAACCAATTTACGAACATTGAATAGCCCCATAAAGTCTTTAGCCCAGCCCACAGGATCTAGTAGCCCTGAAAAACCAGACCAAAACTTTTGCTTATCAAACTTTTCTCTTTTTTTCCATTTTTTGCCAATGCTACAGTTTAGCTTTTTTTTCATTTCAAAGCACCCCCAAATTTTCCAATTCTTTTTGAAATAGTATTTCCAGTTTTATAGCAGGATATTTTTTTCTAAACTGTTTTATTTTCTTTTTAGCGAAATCTGAAAAATATCCCTTGATTTCAATATATTTATTTAACTTAGGAAGATAAAAATCTGGACAATAAGTAGTATCTCCTAAATTAAATCTTTTTGGTTCGTATTGCCATTTAAGATCTTGTTTATCTAACCATTTAGCATAAGCAATTTCATAAGATGATCGCATCCATATTTCTCTGTAATAATCTCCTCTACCATTTCCTGAACCTTTTGGAGAAGGCCTTCCAAACATCGGATTACCTTCTCCAGACATTTTTATATGAAGTCTACTTTTATACTCTTCTGAATGTTTTAATTTTTTACGAGCACAACTTCTACATATATGATTTCCATATATACCACTAGCAATAGAAATTTTTTTGTCGCACTCTAAACAATAATAGATTCTTTTTGTCCTGCCATCAATATAAAAGTTTGGCTTTCTACCTTTACAAGCTTTGCTTATACTTTTGCTAACTTTCTTTTTATATTCAGGATCATTCCATCTAACCTTATTAGCACAAGAATAACATCTGCCGTTTCCACGATACCAACTACTATAACTTATTTCTTTTCTGCATTCACAATAATATTTGGTTTTCATAATCATCAAAATGCTGATTTTACAAAAGTCAACTCAAAATCTGTAAACTGTCGGTTCCCAGCCCCAGGCGAACCACCAGACCAATAGCAATTAGGTATCGTATAAGATGTTAGTCCATGTTCAATAGTTAGTGTATCTTTGCCTGTAGCCAATAAAGAATATAGATTAATTAAATATTGCTCCAATTCAAGCCTTGTGTCTTTTTTCACGAAGCCATTTACCCTGATAGTTAAATGCCCACCACCTAAATCGCTGGTAGACTGTATCAATACTCCCAAAGCTGTGGGAATTATAAGTGGTTGAACATTCCCCGAATATGAGGGAGATACAGAAGCAGAATCACCTATATAAACGCTTCCAAATTTAACTTTCTGTTTTGTGATTTCTTCGCCTGGCACAGCATCAATAGCACCACGTTTTGAAAATGTTAGTGTTGTAATTGAAAATTCGCTTTGAGCTGTCCTTACAGAATATCCAGTTAATCTACAATCTGCAAAAGTAACTGCAACTCCACCACCATCGTGTCCAGTTTCAAAGAAAATATCGTAATCCTCACCCTTAACTAAAGCGGTATCGTAAATATCTGTTGAATAGGATATAGTTATAGTTAGTGTTTCTGTATCTTTAGTTTCGTCAGTTATTTCTCCTTGTGTGCCATATTCCTTATGAGTTGTTATGGCATAGTCTATGGAGATGTCCGTTGTGGGAACTATCTCTTTCTTTAACACACCACCTTGTTTCAGTAAAACTTTTCCGACCGAGAATTTAAAAGTACTCATTATATTACCTCCATAAATTTTAAGTGCTTCCTCTCTAAATAAATAGTACCGCCAGCATACATATATTTATAAATTTTACTTAAATGTTTACCAACGTATTGAAAGTAATAACACGGGCTATTCTTGACTTTACTTATGGTACCTTTTGGAATCCTTGTAAAAGATACTAAGTGGTTTTGCAAAGTAGCTAAAAATTTGCGAGAACCAGAACATATAGACATATGATTACCAGAAATACAACCATCTCCATCAAAATAACCTCTTATAAAATGTCTAATCAATTTGGGAGATAGGTTCGGAAACTTGATAATCAAAGATTTTTTGGGAACACAACCTTGTTTTATTAAATCCAAAATTAATTGTTTTGAGTATATATTTATACTGCTTACTAAATATTTATTTCTAATACTGTATTCGCCGATAGAATAGGAAGCATTTAAGGATTTTAATAATTTAGCTAAATGATTTCTATCCCTTTTTTGAAGCCCAACACTTAAACGATACCAAAATTTACTATTAGCAGACACATTTCCATCAGCATATAGAAAACCAAGCCAGTAAGCCTTACCTTCTGAATCAATTTGACAAAAATAGTACTCATCTAACTTATGCTTCCGAATAGCTCTTCTACCAGATTTCCAAGGCTTAGGAATACCTTTACAACCTTTGCTTATATTTTCTTTCCACTTTATAGTTAACTTTTTCCCTTTATGAGATTCTGATCCACTTCTTATAGCAATACCATATTTTTTAAGAAAATAAAAGATATTTTGAGGAGAACAATTAAATTTATTAGCAATTTGACAAATGCTTTTTCTTTTTGCGCTATATCTATTTTCTAATAACTTTTTCGTAATTTTGTAGCTTGCCATTTATTCCTCCTCTTTATTTTATAATTCCTATATTATCTATTTCTGCATCTATTTCTGCTCTTTGAATAATCGTTGGGTAATGTTCCTGGTCTTCATACCCCCAGTTGTTTATTCCTCCTAGTGACCAAAAAATTTGAAGCCGCCCTAAATAATATGAATCTGGGTGAATATCTGTTAATGGAAACACATAATGACCTGAATTTGGAGATATATAATAAAAGCAATAATCTGGTCCTGATATTTTTTCCTTTACTTCAGTTCCAAAAGAAATATATATGTAGTATGTGGTATGCCAGACCCCCTGAATATATGTTCCAAACCAAACTCTAAAGTTAATAATTGATGGAGACACCCCTACATTTGATGCCGTTGGGTCGTCAACTTTATTATCTTTAAAAGAGTTAAACTTTATATCAAAAACAAATTTATCTGTATTATGTATATGTCTTAATCTATCATAATAGACTGTGGGGGAGACAATAGAGAAGGTAGAACCAGGAAGCATAATTGTGTCCTCTATAGGAGGAAAAGAATAAGCCCACAGGCTATCAGTGGGGTCGTCAGGTCTGTCATTTCTGGTTTGATAATGCACAATAGATGCTTCTGAGAACGCATTAATTCTAAATTTCTTATTTTCTTTTTCATCTTCTATTATACTTATATGTGAATCAGCTTTTCCTGAACTTCCTAGATATTCTCCCAAATGTTCGTGTGGATAAGTATAGTTATAATATTTCAGTTCTTTATATTGACAATGACTTGGGTGAATGTGAGCAATAGCAAGGGAATAGTTTGAAGACCAAGCTCCTAATTTAGCTGGAATATAGTTTTGTCTATAGCCAAAACAAGCTACAGTATTATAGGCTATATATGGATAGAAATCCATAGGGACAGGATAAAAAGACTGAGTCCAATAGTCTTCTTCATATGGGCTTATAGGTATTTCTACAGGTGTCCAAGTTTCAATCCAAGGAATGAGGATAGGATGTCTCAAATCTTCTATATGGATAGCTTTTATTGGAACCTTTACTGATTGAAGTAAAGGTAATTTATCTGTATTATCTCTATCAATATCTACCCATTCAGTTTGATGTTCAGTCCTCGTTTCAGCACCTTCTACATCATAGTTAAAATATTCGTCTAAATCTGCTTCATTAGGTTCTTCTTCGTTTTCTTTTTCTTTAATAAAACCCGATGCAATTAGAATTTTTTCAGTAGAAATTCGCAATTGCTCAATATGAACCTTCCTGATAGGTTCTCCTTTTCCTATTTCCAAAAATTCGGTTCGCTCTTCTTCTGGAATGCCAGAATCTAGCTCTTGTTGTTTTCTAGCATCCTGTAATTGTTTTATGTGCAACCATCTACATGGAGTCTTGCCTTTATATTCATCACCTGCTAAACCCTGAGAAGTAAGCAGAGGATCATCCTTCCATACATTAATGCCTTCTTCTCTTAATTCTTCTATTTTCGTCGGGTCTGTAACAATCGGACTAAAGCAAACTGGACATCTTGGATATTCTTCTGCCATTATAATTTCCCCTAATCAGAATAGGAAGCAATGCCAGCAATCGGCTCCTTGCCTGGATCGTGTTTTGCTTCTCCCACAATTGCTTCTATCTTTTTCAAATCATAGTAAAGAACTGTGATATTACCAGCATTAATATTTTCATTGCTCTTTCTTTCCAACATTTCTTTTCTTCTCAATGTAACCACTGCTGCGTAATAACTCTTGGTTGTTAAATCTAAATGGGTTAAAAAACCACTTGTGGTAAAATCGTGTGTAACTCGCAAGACCTCTAATCCATTAACCTGTGTTCTTAATGCTAATGTTTCATCCCCTAATATAGTCATCGTAGCCTTGTCAGCATCTTCGAGATGTCGTGCACTCTCACTTTCTGCCCGTGCCTGCAAATAACTATTAACTTCAACTACATTGTTTTGTGAAACATATTCATAAGGAATATTAGCAGGCACACTTATTTCAAATGGGATAATATTTTCATGATAAGTTCTAGAAGCTATTCCACTACCAGATGATTTGGATAGCCTATCGCTTTTATAGGTATAAACTACCTTCATAAAGGCAAATGAATGCCTAGGTTCGTTCCATATACTTACATATAACTCTTCTTCACCATCAATAGTTTTAAATGTTGCTTCACCGCTCTCAATTCTCTTATACCAATATGGTGGTAGTGGAAGAACTGTAATAGTTGCGCTTCTCCCATCTTCAGAATATTCTACCTTTGAACTAATAGAAACCCAACTGCCAGAATACTGCCGATAAATTTTTACAGGGAATCTTCCTTCAGAACCACCGTCTTCCCATATTTCTTTAGTCATATGACCAGGTAATACTTCAACATCCAAATGTGCAGTAACTTCAGGCTTTTCATTCACATAAGCAAAAACCTGAACATCTGAAATTTCATTAGCCATAACATCCATAATATTTTGCGGCTTAAATATATCATCCCAATATCTCGCTTTCCAGCTAATACATTTAGTTATTCTTTTCTTCTCGCTAAAAACAGTAATTACTTTAGCTGGGTTAGTTAAATCTTTATCTAAACTTTGTCTTAAAATATGTTTCCCTACCTCAAATGTTCTTCGTGAAATTGGTAAACCTAGTTTGTAATAACTAATGTTTCCGAAAGCATCAGTATGTATTTTATAATTGCCCTTGTATTTTAAAGAGTTCTCCATAAATTCTAATTCTGTTAAATCTGCCACATCCACTGGATTCCATAAATCTTCAGGCCATTCTTCAGGTCGTTCAACATCAGGCCCAACTGGATGCAGAGTTTTTTCCCATAATTTATCTATGGCTGTATAAGAAACCCTTAAATGACTTGAATCATAGGTTTTACTTCGTTTTATCAAAATACCAGTAAACACTAATCTATCATTAATTTCTACTTTCACTTCCTGCCTATTTGCTTCTGGTAATCCTGCTGTGCTTGGATTTTTTGGTATATAAAACGATGCCGATGAAAAAGATGGTCCATATACCATCTCAACTCGTTCTAAAACAGCATCATCTCTATAAGCACCACCGATATAAATTTTAAAGCTTGGATTAGTATATCTTTCAATATTATAAGTGGGAGTGCCAGAAACATTTACCCCCGCACTCTCCTCGCCTAAACCATTTACACCTCTCACCTGAAAAGTATAATTAACACCAGTTACCAAACTCCCTGCAACATATGAATTAGTCTGGATAAGTGTATCATTTTGCTTTACCCATACACTGGTTACATCTTTATAAACATTATAGCCATAATTGCCTGTATCAGTCCAAGATAATATTAATGACTCGCCAGTTTGGGTATCTGTGGCGACTAAATTAGTTGGGTCTGTGGGAACTGGTTGATTAACTTTTAATTGGAGATTAAAATCTTTTTGTACCTCAACCTGCGCCCTCAATTTCGCATAAAAATCTTTGTAGTACCATATATATGTTTCGGCATTTATGCTTTCCTCTATAATTCTTTTTATCCAAGCATCTGATAAAATTTCATATGGAGAAATCCGAATATATGCAAGAGATAAAATTTGTTTTTGTGTTAATCCTTTTATATGACTATTTGAGTTAATTATATTTTGAACTATGCCTTTAATACTTGCTTCAGATAAAATAGTACTAAAATGCTCTCCAGCTAAAGATATATCTGCTGATGATAAAATATCTTGTAAAACTTTTTGTGCTTTAATATTAGCATCCGAATTTATCTGTTCTTCAAGTTCCCATATAATATAAGAATCTGATTTAATTGAATTATCAATAAAGGCAGATGATAAAATTGTATCGTGAGTTATGAGTTGCTCAAAATTATCTATATAATATGTAGTGTCTGAATCTGCATTTAAAATCTTAAATATTATTTTGTCAATGTTATCTTTATCTAAGTTATCTATGCCTGATATATCCCAAATAATTGTTTGAAAAGTATCTACTTGAGTTATATTTATATTTTTTACTATGGTGGTTCCACCACTATCATGAAGTTGTACTTGTAAATTCGTCCCTATTCTGGAAGTTCTGATATCTAACTTCAAGTCCGTTACATCAGACAAATCAAGTAATTGAGACTCAGAAATCATCATCTCAACTTCTCTTAATTGACCTGCATAATTAGTAGTTCCTCCCTCTCTCGCAACACTATTAACTACCTTAGTTATATAAATTCTATAATACCTATAATAACTTGAATTAGAAAATGTATAAGTCCTTTTTTCATCCTCATTCCAATCAAGTTCGTTTGTTTTAGTATATAAATCATCCCAATCAGAATCATTATTGCTTCCTTGAAATTTCCAATCAGAAGGAGCTCTTGTGTAAACCCCACATCTCATTGTAAGTTTAGTTATTTTCTTTGCATTACCAAAACCAAAATTATATTTTATCCAAGAAGGAAAACTTACTTCAGCTAACCAATATGTATCATAATCATTATCAAAAGCTAATCCTGCGGTATAACCTCCATAATAACTACTTGCAGAAGCTACTCCTCCAGAACATAAATCAGTTAAACTGCCTTCAAATGTTTTGGTTAAGGTATCGTTTAGAGAGTCTGTTATTGTGGCTACTACCTTTAAGGAATATGAACCTTGAGATTTTATTGTGGATTCGGAATAACATTGAAAATTTGGGTCTACTGCTTCCATCATTTCTAATTCAGCAATAAAAAGTTCCCTTAAATTAGCGTAACCTTTTGTAATATATAATCTATAATATCTATATGCTGTTGAATTAGAAAAAGTAAACTCTCTTTTTTCTCCGATACTCCAATTTGTCTCACCTGTTATTGTATCAAGGGTATCCCAATCAGAATCATTATTTGAGCCTTGAAATAACCAATCTTCGGGAGACCTTTCAGGATGAGAAATGCTTTCTTTTATTGTATATTTGCATATTATTTTTTGATTATCACTTCCAAAATCATATTTTATCCAAACATACTCCACAATTTCATTTGCACTTACCCAATTAGTATCATCATCATCATCAAAGGCTTTCCAACCAGCATAACTAGAACCAGAATCACTACTTGCACTAGCTTCTCCTGAGGGAGTAGTAGCACTAGTCATAGTAGGGATTTTATCTTCAGAATACTCAATAGCAGCACTACTCACATAAGTCGCTTGAGCCACTGTGTCGTTGGCATATTCCATATAGTCTAGTTCTGGTAAAGACATTTTGTCTCCTAAATTATGATATTACCTTCATCATCAATTTGAATCAGTTTCTTAAAATTTTTTCCCGCTAAATTATTATATTGAAACCCTAGAAAATAAATTATTTTAGTGTCTGTTATTTGCCCAAATACTGTCAATTCATGAGTAATTCGACGAAAATATATAAGCCGATTTCTCCTATTAGAATTGAATAGAAGCTCGGCTTCTGGGATTTGTTGTTTGTTAATGTAAATAATTCCGAGTTTTTAGTCTACACTAAATTTTAAATCCTTTTGTGTGTGATAAAGAGAAAAATATCGCAAATCATTTTGCTTATTTAATACTTGACGAAATAGATTTTCTTTATCATTATTAAATTGTTTCAGCTGGCTTCCATCCGTAAAAGTAGCGAGCCAGTGTAATTTTAATGGTGTTGTAGACATTGCATTGCCTCCATAGTTACAATATTTATAACGATTTATGATTCATCATATTGAAATTTGAAAGTTTTCTGATTTACCGCTCCAGCTGGAGTAGCTGCACTGGTCTT